GATGGTGTTTCGACTTATTCGAAAATAGGTAAATGGGCTTTGGAAAATCCAAACTTTACACCTTCTGAAATGGCAGCCCATGACTTTGGGATTTCTGAGCCGCTTTATGTTGATGACTTCCTTTCATACCAGAAGTTTTTTCAGGATCTTGAAGCACTGAAGCAAGCTTAAATACTTGCGCCAAGGATGGCGCATTCTTTAATTTTTTAGGGTTGATTATGTTGTCTATTTTTGGATTGACATTGTGTGCTGAGGCACTGGCATTTATTTATTTTGGAGGCTTCTGATGGCTTTTAATGTTTTGTTGGATCAGGGAAGGCCTGACTATAGAGTGTTCTATAACTTTGGTTCTGATGATTTTACTGTGGATTATGGGTCGCACTCTATGGTGATTAAAATCACAGAGGATGAAGGCATCGCACCTGTTGTTGTTTATCGGTTGGAAGGTGGCGCGCTTAATGTCATGGGTGACTTGTTGGTGGAAGTTGATGGTGCCCTCTATGATGGCAATGGAAGTATTTTCTTTAGTCTTATTATTGATGCTATCGAGAAAAAGTATGGTGGCTGGTTGTGATCCTAGCATTTTTCTTCATTGTGTGTTTGGTGCTGGCTCTTTTCGAACTGTAAGTTTCTGGCGCTGTCAAGGGTTTTTAGCTATAACTTTTGGCAGCCTATCATAACCCTGGGGCATATTCCACCCCTGGGATTCTGGTATGGCCAGCTCCATACCTCTCTAAATTCCAAAACCTAACCACAAAACCAAACCCAAACAACGTTTCTCAAAAACACCCTCCCATTGCCAAATCGCTATCACTATGCTAGTATGCACCCCTCAGAAATAAAAAACCAACACAGGAAAAAGAAATGAACCTATATCTAATAGTAAAAAAAGGAGTGTACCGCCACAACATAAAAGGCGCATTCACAACACTAAACCAAGCAATAAATCAGGCAAGAGTAGAAGTAACAAATGACACCCCAGAATATGATGTCGATGAACCAGACCACTACCACACCTATGAAGTCCTCCTCATAGAACCAAACAAACTTGTCGATGACTTAGAATCAGTCTGTGAAGTTCGCTGGGATAGAGGATCAAACAAGACGGTAATGATGTAATGGAATACACAATCAGAATACCACTCATGGCATGCATGGGGACAACAGAATACTCTTCCTACTAGCAAATGAGAAAGCGAGATGACCTCCTACTTACTAACACTCCCATATCCGCCGAGCTTGAACAGCCTGTACAAGATCACCTGCAAGCCCTTTCCCAAGACGTACCTCAGCGCAAAGGGCAAAGAATACAAGCTGCAGATTAAAGAATACATCGCAAAAAACAACCTACAACTAAAAGCGAACATTCCACTAATAGTCACCATAGAGATCACCCCTCCAGACAAACGCAAGCGAGATATTGACAACCTTTTTAAAATCTTATTCGATTCTCTGACAGAAGCCGAATTCTGGGAAGACGATTCCTGTGTCAGAGAATTCCATGCGGCATACCAACTACCACAAAAACCAGGGTCACTACTAATGCATGTCGAGCCAATGAAAGAGGAAGAGGAAGAGGAAGACCAGCAAGGAATTGTACAAATGACAGAAGGTCAGATAGAAGCACACCAGCTGCTATCAAGCATTGCAAGACTGCAAACAAAAACTCCACTTGACTGGTTAGACCCAAACCAGAAGAAGTATTTTATTGATTATAAACAGGAATCGAAACTGTATGGGATCGATTATTCGACCACTTATCAGATATCAGGCGCAATCTATGCATCTCTCGAAGCCTGCACTTTTATTGTCAAGTATCATGAGACAGATCTCGATAAACTAAGGGGTGCAAATTGAGAACACACACCACACAAGAAACACCACAAACCAAAAAAACCCCTACCCACAACCCAATCATAATAGAGAGGGGCACTGAAACGAACATTTCAGAAATAATCCGACTTCTGGCAACACCAAACACGACCATCATTTATGTAACCCCCAACAGCGATCATTGCAAGAATGCGATGATGGAGCTTCAGCATCAGATGGAAGATCGACTTTATGAAGTCAATATCGCAGATAAAACAGTCAAACTGTTAAATGGATCGATACTAAGATTCATGCGAGGAGATCGCACTATGATCGATAAACTGCGAGGTTTGATCATCTCAAAAGCTTATATTGATGGACAGCTTTCACTGAATGCAACAGATTATAGAGAGCTGATGCAAGCAATCATATCAAGAGTAAGACCAACAGGAGAAAAATGATGGATTTCGACAAACAAGCAAGAGACATATATCAACAAAATGTGGTTGTAGGATGGTGGGATAACAATCCTTGCATCTATTCTAAAATGCAGCTGATCGCAACTGAAATCGCAGAGGCCACTGAGGGTGAGCGTAAAGACCTCATGGATGACCACCTCCCCACTCGAAAGATGGGAGAAGTCGAGTTGGCCGATGCATTGATACGCACCCTGGATCTCGGGGGAAAACTAGGCCTAGAGTATGACAACACAGCAAATCACAGCGATCACATAGATGCAGGCTACACAATAGGCAGACAGCACCTTGGAATAACAATAGCTGTATCCTATTTTGCCATGGCTATCGATGAAATTGATATGCATCTTGCATACTCTCAAGTGATTAACTCAATACTCAGGTGCGCTGAGATAAACAACTACAGCATCTATGAGGCAATGGATGAAAAGATAACCTACAACAAGTCCCGTCCCGACCACAAGCGCTCCACCAGAACCCTCCAAGGAGGAAAATCCTTCTAACCAACCACAAACCTCGCTATAATCTCTCCCACAGGATAAAACCAATGAGATTATAGTGAGTGCAGCAACACAACCAGCAATGCCTGAGAACCAGAAGGTTCTAGAGCCCACTGCATCCCAGTCAATATTTATCCAGGATGATGAATCGAAGGCTGTTGCTTTTGTCACTGGTTTTGGAGGAGGGAAAACATTCGCGCTTGTAGTTAAGATGGTGAAACTCAAGCTCCGCTTCCCAAAAGAAGACCTTCTCTATTTAATGCCAGTCTACTCTATGTTCAGGGATGTTCTATTCCCAACACTCGAAGAAGTGCTAGGCGACACTGGTATTGGTTATAAGATCAACAAGTCAACTGGGGAAATCTTCTTCGATGCAGGTGGCCGCATCATTCTCAAGTCGATGGATAACCCTTCCACCATTGTCGGAATGAATGTTCTGTCGGTATTTCTAGATGAGCTTGATACTCTCCCAAGAGACAAGGCTTGGGAAGTCTGGATTAAGGCCATTGCCAGAGCGAGGCGCAAGGTTGAATACCTGGATGAAGATAGCGATCTTCACATCGCCACGAATCAGATGATAGTAGGGTCAACTCCAGAAGGCTTTCGCCTGCTCTATAAACTTTTTGTAAAAGATAAACCAGACAACTACACCCTGATCCAAGCATCAGGCAGAGAGAACCTTCATCTCCCACCAGATTACTATGACAACCTTTATTTGATATACCCTGCTGAGCTTGTGGATGCATACATTGATGGCAAGTTTGTCAACATGGCAGTCGGAGCAGTCTACAAACAGTTCAAGAGAGAGCTATGCGACTCAGATTCGGTCTACAGAAAGGGAGAAACCCTTCATATATCGATGGATTTCAATGTAATGAATATGAATGGTGTGGTCTATGTAGAGCGAGGCCCAGTGTTCACTAAAAACCCACTGTTCCTTTATGAAGGCCACAACTCATTCCATGCTGTCCATCATCTAAAGGAGATAAAGGACACCCCTGAGATGATCCAGGTCATCCAGAACCGTTACCCAACATCCCCAATATACATCTATCCTGATGCATCAGGAAAAAACACGTCATCAAAAGGCTTCACCACATCAGACATCTCAATGCTCAAAAAAGCAGGCTTCCATTGCGATTACCCCAATAAAAACCCACGGATCATGGATCGAGTGCAGTCTGTCAACTCGGCATTTTTGTCTGGACTAATCAAGGTCAATGTGGCATTATGCCCTGATATAGCGGATGCGTTAGAGCAGCAGACATTCAACAAAAACACAGAGCTTCCTGAGAAAGTTGCTGGTAGCTCCATTGATGATATAAATGATGCTGTTGGTTACTTCGCACACCGTAAATTCCCAATCTCTCGCAAAACAATGAAGCAAACCAAAGTCAAGGGCATGTGATGAAAACACCAACAATGAGCGCAGTTGTCCTTGGCAAGCAGAAAATGCTCAAGCAGAACTTCGACATTAGAGAAGGCCGTGATCAAATCATCCTAAACATGGATCTCTACTTCAACAGGTTAGATCTACAGTCAGATGACCAATTCAGCTCAATGGTTTCGATGGCCCCAGTTTATATTCTCTACCCTAAAATAGTCGATGGTTTTGTCGGCACAGTGTTTGCAAAGAAGCCATTGTTGACTGGCGTTTCAAAGAATGACGCTGATGTCTTGCAAAATGTTGATCTTCTCGGTAATGACATCAGCAAATTCAGCGAGAAGGTGGTTAGCGAGGTTTTTGAGAATGGTTTCTGCGCAACATACAATGACTACTCTGATTCAGCATCCCGTCCTTTTCTCCAGTTTATCCCCGCCTCAAAATTCATCAGCTTCAGAGTAACCGAAGTGGAAGGCCACCCAGCAATAAGCCAGTTCATCTATACTGAAGAGGTTGAGGTTGATGATCCATATGATGAGTTCTCCTCACTAAATGAAACCCAGTATACTGTCCTGGATCTCGCGGAAAATGAGAGTGGAGATATCCGCTACCGCATCCGCGTTCTCCGAGAGACAAAAGATGGCGTTGAAGTCATATCCATAAACTTCCCAAGGATGGATGGCGAACAATTCAAAAGAATCCCGCTTCAGATCAATGGCGTCGAGGCGAACAACTACACAATCAAGAAATCGCCCTTGCAAGACTTGTCTGATATGAACATCAGCATCATGCAGCGTGTTGTAGATCAGGTCTACATGCTGCACTGGACGGCACTGCCAACCCCATGGGCAACTGGTGTAGATGATGATGCGATCATTACCATAGGCCCATCTGCAGCCCTACAGTTTTCAGATCCAGACACTAAGGTTGGCATGCTGGAGTTTTCTGGTAACTCGGCTCGCGCTCACCAAGACTACATCGATAACTTAAAAGATATCATGGCGGCTACTGGTGCCCAGATCCTCAAGAAGGAGGGTGTGTCGAGAGAGACTGCGACATCTGTGTTGGTGCGTTCTTCTGCCCAGACATCCCTAGTTGCGACTCTGGTTAATAATCTCAGCCTGCAAATTGAATCATCCATAAGCCTGTATCTTGACTGGAGCAAAACCAAAAAAGATGATGATTTTTCTTATAAGCTCAATGAGGATTTCTTAAAGGTAGACATGGAGCCTAATGCTCAAATAGCATTAGTCAAATCATGGCTGGATGGTGCGATCAGCCACCGTACTCTCTTCTCAAAGATGAAAGAAGGAGAGTTAATTGAGCCAAATAAAACCTTCGAACAAGAAATCACTGATATCGAGGCCAACCCTCCACCATTCTTCTCAAAGCAAGCAGATGCAGAAATTGCTGAAGAAGCGGCTGAGATTGAGGCAAAAAACCAGGCCAAGGCAATAGGCGAAGGGAATGAGGAGGATGCCACCTCAGGCTCCAACTTAGAGAACCAGAATGTTTCCAACAGGCAAGCACAAGAGCAAGTTTAACAGCACTACTACACAGGAAGAAACACCATGACCTTAGAAGAAAAGATCCGTAAAATGCTAGGCGACAAGGCCACAGATGAGAATGTCACAGAACTGGTCACAGCAGCGCAAGCAGAGACAGACTCAGCGGTCTCTGGTTTAAAAACCAACCAGGCTAAGAACCTAGATCAGATATCAAAACTCAAAGGCAACCAAATGCCTGAAGGGTTTGATGCCGATTCCTATAGCAAATACACCAAAGAAAAAGATGAGTTTGCGAAAGAGCAGAAGAAGCTCGAAGACAAAAAACTTGAAGATGAAGGCCAGTGGACTGCCCTGAAGGATAAATTAGTAAATGCTAATATAGATGCAATCGCTAAGCTTTCTTCAGAAAAAGATTCTGAGATCGGCATCCTGAGAAACGCACTGGATGGCGAGCTGATCGAAAATGCCTTGAGCAAGGCCATCACAGCAGAAAAGGGCAATTCCTTCTTCTTGATGCCGCATTTGAAAGGGCAGGTGAAGACTGTCATTGAAGATGGCAAGTTTGTCACTCATGTTGTTGACACTAAAGGCGAGCAACGCATGACAGATGAAGGCAAATCTTTTGGTATTGCTGATCTGGTTGCAGAGGCAAAGGCCAATGAGACTTTTGCGATGGCATTCCCTGATCTGAACTCTGGAAGCGGGAAAGGCCCGAATTCAGGTGGCGGCGGTGGATCAAATATCAACCCCTGGAAGAAAGAGACCCGTAATGTGACTGATCAAGCGAAAATGAATCGTGATAACCCAGCCCTAGCACAGCAAATGAAGAAGTCCGCAGGTGTATCATGAAGAAAAAAATCGTCATCGAGATAAGCGCGTAAGTGAAAAACCAGGATTTGTGCTTGCAAATCCTGTTTCTTCATGTTAATATTGTGGTTCAATAGGTAGAAGGTCTGGCCTTCTTCCGCTATTAATCTGATAGATTTGGTCTGTTAGAGGATAATTAATTTTATGCTCTTTGGCCGAATGCATCATTCTCCAAGAGAGCTTTACAAACCCTTTTGGAGAATTTCTTATGGCCGAAGTTCGGTTAGTTGATATTTACGAACCCACGGCATTCAATGCCGCTGTGCAGGAAGCTGCGATTGAGCTGAATGCGTTCCTGCGCTCTGGCGTCTTAGTCCAAGACCCACGCATTGATTCCATGGTTGGTGCTGGCGGCATGGTGGGGGAATTGCCCAACTTTAATCCGCTGACCAATGATGAACCTGATTATGTTACCGATGATCCAGGCGCTAACTCTACCCCAGCCAAGATCGAAGGCGGAACCCAGATTTACCGTCTCGCAAACCAGCACAAATCATGGTCTACCATGGATCTTGCCCGACAACTGGCATTAGCCGACCCCTTGGGCGCCATCACCAACCGAATCGGCCACTACTGGGCGACCAACACTCAACAGCGTGTTGTTTCCAGCTCGATGGGCGTTCTCGCTGACAACATCGCCAATGACTCAGGTGATATGGTTGTTGACATCTCCATTGCCGATGGCAATAACGCTGCTGCCACCAACCTGATTCATGCAGATGGTGTGATCGATGCAAAAGCAACCCTGGGTGATGCAGGAAGTTCTGTGACCTCAATCGCAATGCATTCTGTCCCATTCACCACCTTGCAGAAACTCAATTTGATTGATTTCATCCCTGATGCACGTGGCGAGATCTCGATCCCCACTTACTTGGGGCTGACTGTTGTTGTCGATGACAAACTCGATGTAACTGCTGGTGGAACAAGTGGTTTTGTTTACACTTCTGTGTTGTTTGGCCAAGGCGCATTTGGCTATGGCGCGACTCCTGCAATTACCCCTTCTGAGCTGGATCGTGTTGCATCAGCCGGCAATGGCGGCGGTCAAGACATCCTGCACTATCGAAACAATGAGATCATCCACCCTCAAGGCTTCTCTTTTGTTTCTGCTGGTATAGCGCAAGGCATTACCGCCAATCGCGCCCAGCTGGAAACAGCAGCCCAATGGGATCGCATCTACACTGAGCGCAAGAATATCCCTCTTGCTTTCTTGCAGACCAATGGTTGATTAACCTTCGGTGGCTGGTCATAGACCAGCCGCCGTAATTCTGTTTATCGGAGCGCAGGTCATGGCTACAAAAAAAGCTGTCGAAGAAGTTGAAGAAGTTCAAGAAGTTGAAGAAGTTGAAGAGCAGGCTGTTGAGTCAGAGAAAAAAACCTTCAGTTTGTCGGATTTAAACAAAACAGCTCGGGTTATCAGAGCAAGGGTTGTAGCCGAGGGTTAATCGGTGGCAGTTTCACAAAACCAGCTTGATAGACGGTCTGGCAACAAAGCTGGGCGTAGGGTTATGGTTGACATGGGTTTTATAGAAAAGATATTCGACCAGACTTTTTCCAATCACCCATACTTGTTTCTTTTTATAGTGTTGGTGGCTGGGAGTGCATTGACTCACTCTTATAGCGTTTTTGCCCAGAAAACATCTGTCGCAGAGACTTTCCAAGAATACGCGAAGTCTACCGATGATAAGTTTGCAGATCTCGAAAAAAAGATAGACAATAACAATGCCATTTTTCTCGATTTGTTTAGTAGGCAGGCGATAAGAAATTATACGTCTGAGATCCACTCTCTTACAGAGCTAGACAGGGCAGGAAGAGCTAACCAAAGAGACCGTAAAAGGCTAGGCGAGCTAAAGAGAAATCTCAAGACCGAGCAAGACACAATGCGCAATCGGAAACATGAGGGTGAGCTATGACTGGATACTTCAAAACACCACTGAAGGACTTTAAGTATACCCCTTACCTGAAGGATGGCCATATCGTCCGTAAGCTTGTTGTGCTTGTGAATGATGTTGTCTGGGTCGATTCGATTGGTCGTCATCATGTTATTCCGCGAGGCTTTGTTCTGGACTTAACATCCCTGCCGATAACTGGCGTTGTTTTTGACAAGCTTGGAAGACATCAAAGAGCCGCAGTTCCACATGATTGGTTCTATGCGAACAAGACCGAAAGGAAGCTTTGGGCTGATAGACAAATTGATGAAGCGATGGTTCACGATTCTGTTGTCTGGTGGCGCAGAGGGATTGTTAATGCAGGGTTGTTTATTGGCGGCGCATTTGCCTGGTACAGCGAGAGTACTGTTTTGATTGTTGATCCAGAAACCATGGATGTTATATCACAGGTCAAGGTTGCTTAGCCAATGCAAGTTTTTTGCGCCAGTTTGGTGTGATGAATGGATTGGTTTGTTTATCTGAGGAAATGATTATGAAAACTAAAATTGCAGTTGAAGCGAGTGAAGTTGGTGTTAACCCTAGTGATGAAGAGCGGGTATTGCGATCTCGTGGGCGAGCTGAGCGATTGAAACAGGCTCTTATTGGCGAAGAGTCAAAGGCAAGCCCAGGGGTAGTGCGTATCGAATTCATAAAAGACTCCATTGAGGATGAGGCTGTGACGCTTGCCTTCTTGCTTCGAAAGATCAAAAAACAACAGCGGGCTTAGGCTCGCTTTAGAATTGAAAACTGCCAAACAAACTTGAGGATTAACCCATGCCCGCTGTCGCGTTCAATTTATACGACCTTTATCGAAGAGACTGTTTTAATGGCGGGGCCTTGGATATCGATGCCGCATCATTGAAGATGATGGTTGTAACATCCGCCTATTCTGTCAACCAAAACGCGCACAACTTTGTTGATGATGTTATTGCAAATGAGGTGACGGGAACTGGCTATACTGCTCGCGGGAACGCTTGCGCTGTAGGGACAGTGACTATGGATGCTGCCGGGCTGATCACTGTGGATTGCGATGATCCGGCAGTGTGGACGCAGAATGTGGCAGGTTTTTCAAATGCTCGCAGGGCCATTCTGTACGACGACACAGGCACCAATGGGACGTCCAGGCTGGTCGGATACTCAGCTGATTTTGGTGCGGATAAAGGAAATGTTGATGGTGATTTTACAGTTACCATTAATGCAGCTGGAATCTATACCGCAGCCCGATAAACCACCATGTGGATGTGCTTGTCATGCAAACAAAAATACGCCTCGACCCTCCTAGCGGCGTCTATAAGGTGCGGGGTTATGATATTACCGGCGACCCCTCCATACCTCTACATGAGGAGATGCGCCCTTATTGCATGGTTGGCGATGTCATTATTGCTGGGCATGTTGCGGTAGGCTCGATGCTAAACGGCGATTTGAGCGACCCTGGGCTATGGATTGATTTCGATGCCGCACTGCGGGCAAGGGGTGTAACCGAACTTCATTGGCAGCGCCATAAGAATGGTAGGGTTTTAATGAAGAAGAGAAGAGTTAAGCCATGATAACACTAAGTGAAAAAGTTGCCGACTCGCAATATGACGCGCTGTCTAGTTCCGAATTGTCTATGCTGTTGAATGATGCGGAGGGGGTAGAAAGCACTCCAACAACTATCAACTACAGCGTAAACGCCAAGCAGATTTTGTCTGTCTTGGGGGCAACCAACGGAGCGATTTTTCTTGATGCGCTAGAGTTGGTGGCGGCAACCAATAGCGCGGTCAAGTGGACTCTTATATTTTTGAAAACTGAGTCTGGCATCAATGTAGGCGATGCTGAGACTCGCAACTCTCTTGACCAGCTGGTGGCTCTGGGCGTGCTGTCCGCTTCTAGCGTGATGACCATAAAGGCTATGGCTGATTCATCAATAAGCTGGGCGCAAGCTAACAGGGTGCGCGTGGATGGCGCGGCTATCCAGGTACTCAGGGGTGAAGTGTAATGGCTAGGGCATTTTACAGATACATTGCTGCATTTACTTGTCAAGCTAGTGCGGTCGTTGTTGCTGGGGCCTTCTCTACCGGTACTCAAACAGGCTTCGATACCTTAGCTGGTCAGAATGCTGACGGCTGTGATGAGGCAGAGATTGAGATAAAAGTCACTACCTTTGTTTCAGTGGCTCGTTGCGAAGTTTATATGGAAGCCTTGCAGCACGATGGTGTAGGTTACGCAGCCCCTAAATTACTGGGCAGTGTTGCTATAGCTTCCGCCGATGACTATGCAGTGCGCGTCGTAGGCCTTAGTGAAAAGGGCAGGATTATCGTGAAGGCCCTTGATGCTAACTTTACCGCTGTTGTATCGATGCGGGGTATATACCCTGCGGATGTTTAACCCTTGGCTATCCTTGTACAAAAGAAGAACTCTAATGGTATGGTTAAGCCAAGGGGTGCACTGTACAACCACAACAGCCCCCATGGGGATGTGTTCGATGCTTACTATGTATTTGAGAGTCTATCTCCCGTAGATCTCATAGGCAGAGGCGGAGACCTGGTCTCCGTTGATAGCCCTGGCGATGGCGGAACAATAGATACAAACGTAAGCGGTACTGAGTATGGAGTGGCCTGTACAGCGGGTGTTAACGCCACTAATGCAGACAGCACTAAATTCACCTCTGCTACTGCGAACGGCGTTGATGGGTTCTGGCACGACTCTTTCACCCATTGCACGCTCTATGCTGAGTTTACTTATGAGGCTGTTGTAGGGGGGCCTCAGATACTATTTGAAATAG